TGACCACACAATGAAAAATAACCTTGAGACAGAAGCTAATACAAGAGTTTCAGGACAACAAATAAAGTTTGGTACTGGTAGTATTTATTTTGATGGTACTGGTGATAAATTAGTAATTCCTCATCAGGAGTATCAGCAATTAGGAACAGATGAATTCACAGTAGAATTATTTGTATATTTTACTTCGACTGACCAAAGACAAGGATTTTTTGGAAATGATACAGGTTGGTATTTTCAGATTTATGACGGTGAATTAGAATTTGCTCTAAGTACTAGTGCAGTTATCGAAAGATCATTTTCACACAGTATTAATCAGTGGTATCACTTAGCTGCTACTAGGGATTCGTCAAATGATATTCGTTTGTTTATTGATGGTACACAACAAGGAGCAGTTGTAAATAGTACTGCTGACTTACGTCATGCTTCTAATGATTTTCATATTGGAAATATCGGACCAGCTACTAGTAGACTTTTTAAAGGGGGATATATGGACGAAATTAGAATAACTAAAGGAGTTGCCAGATATACTTCAAACTTTACAGTCCCAACAAAAGCATTTGCAAATAGATAGGAGATAAAATGTACATTGCAAAAGTAGATGGAAATGTTGTCGGTGAAATAGTACATTATACAAAAGTATTTCGTAGTGTACCTACCGATGAACAGTTAGCCCTTAGAGGTTATAAAAAAATAAATAAACATAAACCTTATAATGTTTTAACAGAACGATTAACAGGTGCTACACCTTATGTATCTGGTACATATGTATTTACTGTAGAAAAAACAGATATGACTGTTGATGAAATTACTTCAGCTAAAGAAAGTGCTATGAATAGCATACGATCTACTAGAGACAATATGTTAAAAGATACAGATTGGGCTGCAATTAGAAAAGCAGAAACAGATACGGCTATGCCTAGTGCTATGGCTACATATAGACAAGCATTAAGAAATGTTCCTGCCACAATAGGTAGTGCAGATCCAAGAACATGGTCTGATTGGCCTAGCATTAGTTTAGACGGAAGTTCTGCTAGTGGAGTATAATATTGATAGATCCTATTACTGCACTTTCAGCAGCATCTGTATGTTACACGACTCTTAAAAAAGCAGTAGCAGTAGGGAAAGATGTAGAAGAGATTTATCGCACTCTGTCTAAATGGGCAGGACACATTGAAGATGTAAAAGAAGTAATCTCTCAAGAGAAAAGTAAGCCAGGGATATTTAAAACATTAACCTATAAGAGATCAGCAACTCAAGAAGTATTTGATAGCATTATCGCAGAGGAAAAAATTCGTGAGCAAGAAAAATATATTCGAGAGTTCTTCACTGCAAACTGGACAGCAGATTGGGGAGGACTTAACGGCTATCGAAAGTTTATTAAAATGCGGAGAGAGATTAAGAAAAGAAGAGAACGAGAAGTTTATAATCAGATGCGAAGAAGGAAGAATTTTTTATATAACACCAAGATGGGAGTTGCTGTTGGAAGTTTAGTTTTACTTTTAATTTATCTATCTCACTTTTTATGGACAGCAATAGTGGAGGCAAGTAAGTGATTAGTGTAACTTTTACAATATGGATGGCTACTTTAGTACCACATGTAGATCAATACTATTGTAAGTTACAGTGGATAGAAAGAGACTTATGTACTTACTGGTGTGCTAATACTAAAAGAGGGTTTAATTGGTTTGAACCAAAAACAGATAAGGGTTGCAAAAGAAGAAAGAAGTTTTATAAAGCAAGTAAAGGAGAAGAAGTTGCTTAATTTATTAACAGGTCTATTACCTATTGGAGAAAAGTTAGTCGAAAGATTAATACCAGATCCTACTGCTCGTGCTAAAGCTATGAAAGAACTTAAAGCTATGGAGCAAAAAGGAGAACTTGCTAAATTAGAAGCTGAGTATGCTGATAGAGATTCAGCTAGAAGAAGAGAAACAGCTATTGCTACTAGTGAAAATGCTAGTTGGTTAAACAAATGTGTTACCCCATTACTTGCACTAGGTACAGTAACAATGTCTTTTGCTTTATTTTTAGTAATTATATTTGCAGATGTAGATGTAAATTCAGGAGCTAAAGATATTTTAGTATATGTATTAGGTGCTTTAAACTCTGCTACTACAATGGTATTAGCATATTACTTTGGTAGTAGTGTAGGTAGTAAACAAAAGTCAAATGAATTAAACGATATATTAGATAAGAAAGAACCAAGAATATGAAGGGAGTATTAATTACTAATACTATAAATTTATTACAAGCAAAAGCTACACAACATAAATTAAATATAAGTTTGTTATTAGATAATCAAGTAACTATACCAGAGCATACAGATATAACAGAGGCAATATTAGCAGAGCTTAAATTACTAACAGAGTATGAAGATCAACTAGAAACTTTTAAAAAATATTATGATACATAACATTAATTGGGGTAAATACTTTACCGAAGAAGAATTTAAATGTAGATATACAGGTAACTGTAATATGGATCAATACTTTATTGACCAGTTAAATAAACTTAGAGATATATATGCTAAACCTATTACTATAAGTTCTGGATATAGAGATCCTACTCACCCTATTGAAGCTAAGAAAAAAACTCCAGGAGCACATGCTAGTGGTATGGCTTGTGATATTTCAGTTAGAGGGGCTGATGCTCTAAAGATTATTCACATAGCATTAGAGTTAGAGTTTACTGGTATTGGTGTAAATCAAAAAGGAAGTGGTAGATTTATACACTTAGATATATTAAATGGTACACCTCAAAGACCTAGACCTACTATTTGGAGTTACTAATGAACATCGAGCATGGAAAACAAATACTAGATGGTTTATCAATGGCAACAGTAGTAGGAGCATTAGTAGATGTTCTTCCTGCACTAGCAGCTATATTCACTATTGTATGGACAGGGATTAGGATATACGAAACTAAGACTGTACAGAGGTGGTTAGGCAAAGATAAAAAACGAATAATTGTTGAAGACGAGTAAAGACTATGACTATAGCAACAAGATTAAATAATTCACAAAGAGAAAGAATAGCTAGAAATGTTATTGGTTATGATGGGCCGATGTCTCAATTCAATAACTTTTTAGAATCTGATCAATCTAAAAAGACTTTATATAATAATGTTATTGCTCAGATTGATCAAAAGATGATGGCTAGAAAAGGTGGCAAAGTTACTAGAAGAATGCAATCTGGTGGATTGACACAAGATCAAGCTCAAGCCTTAGGAAATTTGGGAGCAGCAGGATTAGATAAAGTTGCAACAGAACAAGACATTCAAGAATCATTTGTAAAACATTTAGGTAGGGCTGCAGCAACAGGAACAGGTCGTGGATTAGAATACTATTTAGATCCTGATAAAAAACTTACAAAAAAACAGGTTGATGCTATGGTAGCTGCTTCACCAGAAGCACAGGCATATAGAGATTCTCAACCTAAAGAAGCACCTGTTGAAGAAACTCCTGCTCCAACTGCACCCACTACTCCTACATATACTGATACAGCAGTTTCTAAAATAGGAGCACCTACTGAAGAACAAAAAGTAAAGTTTAGCCCTATAGGAGAAGAAGATGCATCTACTATAGCAGGTGCAAGTCCTGCAGTTACATCAACAGCTACTGATCCTACTAAAACACCTGCAGCTTTAATGGATGCTAGAGAAGCAGTTACGGGAGATGTAAGAAAAGAAACAGAAGCATTAACAGCACAAACAGGCGATGTTAGTGCAGATGCTCAAGCTACAGCACAAACAGTAGTTGCATCTGACACTGCTGTTAAAAATGTAAATGCGGCTAAGATAGACCAAGCTACACAAGTAGCAAATGTTCCCCCTAGAACACAACAGGCTGATGAGATGGTATCTGGCCCTGCTGTAAAAATGGCAGAGGTAGAATTAGCTTTAGATAAAGCCAAAGCTGCACAGCTAGACGTTACAGAGGATATGACTATTCAAGGACAGTTAAATAAATTATTAACTGACTTTGATGCAGGTACCCCTCCTCCATGGGCCTCTGGGAGCATGAGAGCAGCCACAGCAGTTTTAAATCAAAGAGGGCTAGGTGCATCAAGTATGGCAGGACAAGCTATTATACAGGCTACTCTAGAGTCTGCAATACCTATTGCTGCACAAGATGCTAAGACTGTGTTTGAAGCAGGAGTACAAAACCTTAGTGCTAGACAACAAGTTGCAGTATTAACTGCTCAACAAAGAGCACAGTTCTTAGGTCAAGAGTTTGATCAAGAGTTTCAAACTAGAGTATTGAATGCAGCTAGAGTGGCAGATATTGCCGACATGAACTTTAATGCAGATGTACAGATAGCATTAGAGAATGCAAGACTTACACAGACAGTAGAGTTAGCTAACTTAAATAATAGACAAGCACTTGTGATAGCAAAAGCTGCACAGATTGCTAATCTAGAATCTGCTAATTTAAATAATAGACAACAGGCAGAGATACAAAATGCAGAAGCATTTTTGAAAATGGATTTAACAAACCTGAGTAATGAACAACAAACTGCAATGTTTAAAACACAACAGATTGTACAAGGTCTGTTTACAGATGCTGCATCGGAAAATGCTAGAAAACAATTTAATGCATCTACAGAAAATCAAGTAAATCAATTCTTTGATTCTTTAGATGCAGATGTTAAGAAATTTAATGCTCAACAAAAAAATGGTATGGAGCAGTTTAGAGTATCACAAGAAAATGCTGTAGCTGAGTTTAATGCAAATGTAGAAAACAATAGACTCCAGTTTAATGCATCCAATGGTTTAGTTGTTAGTCAAGCTAATGCACAGTGGAGACAACAGATAGCTACAATAGATACTGCTGCTCAGAATCAAACCAATCAGTTTAATGCACAGAATGCTTTAGCTGTTACTATGAAAGAGTATGAAAACACATGGCAAGAATATAGAGACAACATGGAGTTTGCATGGAAGTCTGGAGAAACTGCATTAGAAAGACAGAACAATCTTGCTATTGCACAGTTAAGTAAAGAAGCAGCCGTTGAAGCTGCAGCCATGCAAGAGGATGGAGCATTGTGGGCAGCACTAGGAACTCTAGGTGCAGGTATGTTTGATGGCACTGGTGGTAATGTAGTGACAAGTTTCTTTGATTGGTTAAAGGGTGGTAAACAAGCTACTCCTACTAAAGAGCCTGAAAAACAAATTGAAACTATTGACATTACAGATACAGATATAACTGAGAAAAGCTATGGAG